TAGTAGATCCAGCACTATACCAATTATCATCATGAAATAAATAAAATAAATAACTACCAAAGTCTTTTATTTGAACATGCACCACTTGTCCTGTATTTTCTCCTTGTAGTTGTATTATCCCATCAGCATTTGGTAATTGAACTTCTTTATCTGATGATAAAGGGGCACTGTCAAATGCTTTTAAAGTAATATGATTAGTAGCATATCCTGTATCTTCATAAAAATTTACTTGACCAGTAGCGGTTCTTCCTCCAGTTGTACCACCATAAAGATCTAAACTACCTCTATTGTTTACGTGTGTTAATTTAGCAAAATGAGTTGTGTTATCTTTAAAGTCTATATTACCACCATCAGCATTTAATTCTATTTCTCCTGCTGAATTTAGTGTTATATCATTAGATGCATCAGTTGATTGTATTTGAACCGCGCCATCTGCTACAATAGTAAGATCCGCATTATGTGAAGCGTTATCAACGGTTGCTAAAATAGTATTACCAGACGCTTTACATTGTGTAGTAAAGTAATTTCTTATATCATTCACATCATATAATTTTGTAAATGATGAGTTGGCGGCACCAGCTTCAACATAAATTTGAAACAACGCATCTGGTCTTGACGTACCTGTTCCTCCTGCTAGATTTGCAGCAGGTGCTCCCAAAAAAGTGTACATTCCACCAGGTTCACTTCCTGTACCTATACCAGAACTAAATGTTTGTCTACCTGCTGCTATATCAGTTCCTGATCCTGAATCAGCACACGCAATAATAAAACGATCACCAGCTTGTCCTGCAAGACTTGTAGGAGTAGTTATAACTGCACTAGAGGAAGTGGGTAATCCTATAGTTAAGGTATTACTAGCATATGTTAATGTAGATTCAATATCAAGGGTATCAGCACTTGCATATGTAGCTATACCATTAACTGTTGTTCCATTTAATGCAACCTTTGTATCTGTGGCATTAACAGTTATTGTAGTACCTGAAACTGCTGTTGTTACATTTGTTCCACCTGCAACTGTAAGAGTACCTGTAGTTGTAATTGCTGTACCTGTACCAGAATCTGCAGCTGGAGTAATAGAGGTAACAGTTCCACTACCAGAACTAACCGTAGTCCAAGTAAGTAAACCATTTCCGTCTGTAGTTAGTACTTGCCCTGCATTACCATCATCATTAGGAAGAGTAAGTTCATAAGCGTATGTAGCAGGATCTGGTGGAGTAAGAAGAACACCACCAATCATTAGATCATCAAATATGTTGTGTTTTCCTAAGTATTTCATTTTTTGGCAAATTTCTCAACGCCGCTAATACCAAAGCAGCCGAGAACAACCCAAACAAATGAATCATACACAAATTCATTAATTACAAGATCATAACCGTACCAACCAGTGGCAAGATCAGCAATCATTATTATACACATAATTATAAAAGCTACAAATCCAACTATAGCTTTTTCATTCCAATCATTATTATCTTTAAATATTTTCATTACAATAAATTATTAGGTCCCATTTCCATTCCATAAGGACAACCACATCCTTGAACTTGGCCACCTTTTTTATATTTTAATTTAGCCTTTTCTATTTTTTCTTCTTTTACTTGACCAGAAGTTGTAATAAATGTTTTTTTCTTATTCATAATTATTTCTTTTTACGTTTTTTCCAACTAATTCTTTTTGAACTAGTTTTCTTTTTAGCTGCAGATGTACATTGTGCTTTAGTAGGTCTACAAGCAGGATACGGTCTCTTTGACCCACCTTTTGCTGATTTCCTTCCACAAGGTTTACCAGTCTTACAGTCTATCCAACCTTTACCTTTGTTTCTACTAAACCATTTATGTAAGCTTTCTTTAGCCATTATTTTTTCTTTTTCTTAGACTTCTTTTTCTTAGACTTATTACCCCAATTAGCAGCACCTACTTTTCTGCATCTTACTAGTGCCCCTGATGCATAAGCTGATGGCCACACGCTATATCTTGATCTCACTTTATTATAACATGCGTCTCTTTTAGCTTTTTTCTTTTTTTTTGCCATAATTAATTATTTTAACATTTCCAACGTTTTCTTGCAAGACAAGCTCTTTTCTTAGGAGTCTTTCTACAATCTATTTTAAACTTTTTTATTTGTCCAAGGTTTCTAGCACAAAAAGATCTTTTACGTGGACCTCCTCCTGGTTGTGGAGCTTTAAGTTTAGATCCAGTTTTTCTGTTAATCATCTTACGCCCTTTTGCTGTAAGACCGCCTGATTTACTTTTACATCCATTTTTTATGGAGCAACCTTTCATTGCACCTTTCTTTTTGCTTGCCATAATTTATTTTTTTACATCTTCTGGCATGTTATCCCAAGTCTCTTTACAATTTGTGCATAGCTGCACAGTTTTCTCATAATTAGCATTATTACTAAGTGATTCTGCTAAATTTATAAACACACTAGTTGTTTCGGGTCTTGTACTATTACCATTACATACTATACACGCCATTTTTTACTTTTTCTTTTTTTTATGTTTTTTTCTTATTGCTTCTTTACCTCTCTTAAATATTGCAGCAACCTGTGTCTTCTTCATAACCTTTGCTCTTTGTTCTCCTACAGTTAATATCTGTATCTTTCTAGCATAAGGTTTGTTTATTTTCTTAACCTTAGCCACAGTTGCTCTAGCGTCTGCAGGTGTAGCAAACTTTATACGTACAGTATCTTTAGGATTCTCATCCGTATACAGTCTTCTACCACTGCCTTTTGGTTTTTTACCAGTCCCTACTTTAGGATCTTTCTTTTTCTTTCCCATAATTTAACGTTTACCTCCATCATATTCTACGGCATAGCCTTCTTTTACGAGACAATCATTTACGCAAACTTTAGTTATTACGTCTTTACCAGCTATCTTGTCTATATGTAATCTACCAAGAACTCTACCGTATTTACCAAGCTCCTGTGATTCTAGCTCAAAATAGTTAGCAGCACCATCTAATATTTCAATCAATCTTTCTTTTGCTGCTAGACCTAACTTCTTTTCTACTTTATTTCTAGTTCTAGACTCTGGTGCATTAATACCAGCGAGTCTAATTCTTTTTTTTATTTTAACATCAAAGCCTAGATCAATCTCTGCATCTATAGTATCACCATCTACGACTTTAATACATTTTGCATTATAACTATACATTTTCAAATTTTTTATTTTTCAACTTCAAAAGTTCAGCACACCGCTCATACTCTTCTAAATCTTCATAATAATAAATAACATCATCCCACACATCCTCATCTGGTTCTTCTGATGGATCATAGATCATTATAGCTTTTATACCAAACTTATCCTTAGCATCCATTAATTTTTCAAACGTTGTTTTTTTTGTCAAGACTTTATACGCATTTTCAAAGGCACTATCTACGAGCATTTGTTCATACTCATATTTTTCATCTTCCGGAAGGTCTGCTAAAAAATCATCATGGTTTTCTTTCATATTTTTTTAATTTAAATTTTATATCCCCCTAACCTTTTTATAGGAAATGCATATCCCCCTACATTATAATATAATAAATTTTTGAGTGGTATAAAAGTTTTGTGTGTTTTAAGTTTTCATGAGTCCCCCAGTATTCTGCTCCCCAGTTTAATTCCGCGTTGTATGTCCCCTTGTGATATATAATGTAATTTTATTATCTCACTAATTTAATAGTATGAGTATTTTACAGAACAAATCTCAAGATGTTGTGAAGAACAGTAGCACATCAAATGAGGCTTTTGTGGAAACACGAGAGTACACAGGTAACACTTTCTACTACGGACAATCAAAGACTAACCCAAACAGTCTTTCCGTCATTGTCGTTGATAGAGTAATTAGCCCAATGGAATTTAACACCACAGCAATTCCGGGACTTTCCATTGCAACAGGTGGTGGAAAATCAGGAGGTATCTTTGCATTATGGACACCATTAACAAATATAGATGATGATGGTAAGTCATTAGGTGTAGATGAAGATGGTAAACCAATAAGAAAAGCTGTATTTAGATTTCCAAAGCAGAAGTCAATCTTTCTAAAGCATATGGAAAGAGGTACAGATGTTGGCAAGATGTTTAACATTACCATTGATATGAATGATCCATTATTAGATGATGATGGTCAAGCAGGAGGAATGTATTGGGCAGTGCAAAAGTAGTAAGATTGTGAGAGGTAGAAATACCTCTCTTTCTTAACTCTTGTAGTCCACTCTATTTACTTTAGAATTTTGTTACATTACTACCTTATACTCACTCATTTAGTAATATCTTAGCTTGTTACACCGCTATCCCTGTAAAAATGGTTGCATTGCCGTTAATTAGTTAGATATTGCTATGAGTGTAGAACAATTCTGTGTGTTAATCTGTGTATGTTACATCTAAAACACCACATTTTACCACTTCTTACCACATCTATAAGTGGAAACCACAATAAAATATAATATAGCTATAATAGTAGTGAGTTAGGTCCTTAATGGATGGGTTCTCTGCAATAATACTATTAGTAATGGTAGTTGCTACTAATTATAGTCTATGTATGTTCTCTCTCTATAGGATGAGAGACATAGTAACCGCGTGGTTATAAGTTCCAACTTAAGATAAATATCAGTAAAAGTTAGTCAGGATGCTAGTGATGGGTATTTATTGGGAACCATGTGAGAACATGTAAAACACCAACTTAGGGACGTAGTGATACCTGGTATAAGGAACTGTTTTAAGAACTAAACTTTTCATCTTTACCTAAATACTTACTAATTAAAATAACCTTAGTCTATTAGAACAGGACTATAATGTATGTGCACAATGCGTTATAGTTCTCTTCTTCTTATCTTCTAACAGAGTAAACTGTTTAAATCAACTCAATAGAATTAATAACTCACTTAAAATTAAATAATATGAAAGTATTTGGATTTAGCCGTAATGGCTTTTTATACATAGATAATGGTAATAGCCTTATCTCGCAGCAAGTTACATCTAGTGAATCAGAGATGTTAAATAGATACTCTAGCGAATGGGAGTATAAGAACTATGATGATGCTCTTGCTACATTTAATCATCATAAACCAAAACCTATTAGCAAGAAAGATGTAATAGATAATGAGATACACAACTCTAACATAGGTAAGAGATTTCAAGAAGATATTATAGATAATCTTGATGATTATGATGATTATGATGGCTCTTATGAGTCTTATCATATGTAACAAATTAAATAGATAGCATTCAATTTATGTATATAACGCATAATGAAGCAGGATGTTATTAAATTAAGAAGCCGCCAGAATCTTATAGGTAACTTAATTGAATATTTAATATGATGGAGGTAGCTTATACTCGCAACTAAGCTACCTCTATTTAATCTAACAGAGTAAACTGTATAAATTATGAAACAAGATATTTTAGCCATAATAGGTATACTGCTATGTATATTTGTTATAATTATGTGTACATCACATATGTAATTAATTAACTAACTATTAAAACAATTAACATGAAAAGATTATTTTATTTTTCATTGGTATTTATTATACCAATAACCGTATTATTACTAGACTATATAGTATTTTTCCAACCAGATAGAAGATTTATAGCAACAGCTGTACTTCTTGTTATAGCAAATATACTTGCAGTTGGAGTTGCACTACTTGGTTTTAGTACCATGCCTAAAATAAAGAAAGGCAAATTTAGAATGGAAAGAGTGCCTGCAATATCTTTAGGATTTATATATCCTACTAAGAAAGATAAGATGCTTGGTATTGTATTACCATTCACAGCGTTAACATATACTTGGAAGTAAATGTTTTCGTAGTTAGGGAAACTGGGGTGGTGTCTATAGCTACACATCACCCTTTTTTCTAGTTTTAACCATTAAAGATAGAAACTATGCAGTATTCTAATCCAACTTTAGCAATAAAAGTATTGTCAGACTTGCAAGAAAGATTAAACAAACTTGTACAAGAAAAACACTCTAAGATTACAAAGAAAAAGAGAACAAAAAACAAGTAATGTATGCACAGTTGCATAACTAACAGTACCATAGTCTTAAGTATGACTATAAACTACTTAGGTTGAGATACCTTAATTGAGTGAGTAGTGATTGAGAGGGCTTCGTGTCCTCTTAATCCATAATTTGTAATAATAATAATATGAATCTAGAAAAAATAACATATAAGATAATAAAAGAATCAATAAAGGATGACTTTATACTAAGAATGATGATATCATATTTAAGTGATGACCAAAAAGGTGCAGTGATGGATGAAATAGTTAATGAAAGAGAGCATGTACTATTTAAAAAAGAAGATATAGTTTGGTTTGATCCAATAGATAACAAGTATGATCTAAAAGATGCATATGAAAGTGATATACTAAAAGATGCTTTAATCATGAATAAACAAGGTCATATTAAAGGTACAATTATAGATGACTGTGGTTATAGAAGTAATTTTAGTGGATATGCAACGGAATATAAACTTATGTTAAATTTCTCTATTACTTGTAAAGAAGAAGCAGAGTATAAAACTATAAGAGTTAGAAGATCAAATATTATAAAGTTATGGAAGCCTTTGGCATAGTTAATAAAGATATATTAACTGATCCAGAGCTATCTATGCAAGCTAAAGGATTATATGCACTGATTTGTACATATGCAAATAAAGAAAGAGTTTGTTTTCCTTCTATAAATACATTAGCAGATCTATGTGATGTAAATCCTAGTACAATAACTAGAAATTTGCAGAAATTAAAGAAAAAAGGGTATATAAAAAGAATTGGGAGAAAATTTGTTGTAGCATGATAGCTATACTACTCATTTATTATTTAGTAATGTGAGATATATAACTATGTAATGTAAAAATAATAGTATAGCTTTGTGCTATGATTTACCAGTTACCAAACGGAAGAATAATAGAAATGTCTCTTGAACAATATCTTGAACTTGATGAACAAGATATAAGAGAACTTAATGGTCTTGGTAAAGAATATACTTCTGAAGCTCCTAATCCTTTTTATAAATCTTCTATCAAAAATTCAGGCAGAAAAACTGATGAACCTGAAGTCTGGGAATTTAATGAAAGAGAACCAAGCCTTGATGAAATTAAGGATATAGAAAAAATGGATGATAAATACTTCCATCGTGATGACAACTAAGTCATAAATACTAAGAACAATTAATAATTAACACACAAAAATCAATAACTATGGCACAAAATGCTAAAATTAAAGTAGTTCCTGATGAATTAGGGAACATTATAAGAGTATCAAAAAACAATCCAAAATGGGGTTTTATTAGAGTACAACAAGAACTAGGAATGTGGAACAAGCAAGGTTTCTTTGACCACAAAACAAGATCATATTTAATGAAAGGTGAAATAGAGAAGTTACAACCGTTAGGTATAACTGCAGATACTACATTTGAAGGTAATTTAGTAAGAATAGAATCTTTTGAACCATTTAGAAATACTGAACCAGAAAAAGATCTTAAAATTGCTGGTGATACAGGTGTGATATGTAAAGGTGTTGATCCTGACACAGGTGAAATAAGAGATATCTATCATACAATGGAGTATGATGCAAGTGGTACAGTTAAAGATCAACTTATACCACATGTAAATGGTCAAGAAATTAGAGATGCTCAAGGTAATAATACTACTGCGGATAAAGTAGTTAAGCCTGTTAAGAAGAAGCTAACTCAAGAAGATCTTCAAAATGTTATAGACAAGAAGAAAGAAGAGGTGGTTGAAGAAGAGCAAAAAGAAGAGGAGGTAGTCATGGAAGATGAAACCTTTGAATTATAGGTTCATTAACACCTTAAGTTAATAATTTATGTTATGAGAAGGGTCCGAATGGGCCCTTTTCTATTTTATAAACTCATTTAATTAAAATTATAAAGCCATGTTTAATAGAGAACAATATCAAAAACTAAAAGAAATAAGAGAAGAAGCAAGATATACATACTTAGGTATGTTATCTGAATATCAAATAATTAAGAAAGACCTTAAGCAACCAATTGTTTATACAAAGCTAAATCCACATCAGCACTTTTTATTTAAAAGAATACTGCATGGATTAAAGATGTATAAGCCTGCTGAAGTAGATAGTATGCATTGGGATAAGAAAAGAAGAATCACTAAAGTATGGAAGCGTGGTCAACATGTTATTAATAACCTAAAACAATATGTGGCATGGCAACAAGTTAAGCCAATTTTACGTATATTTGCTAAGTCTGAACTTGGTAAAGCTATACATGAAATGCCATATGAATATTTACCTGATTATAAGAATAAAATGACTCTTAAAGAATTAGGTATAAACTACGAAGATTTAATTGTTAAGTTTATAGGTGTAGGTTTACTACCAAAAAACTATTTAAGTTTAAAATGAGACAAAAATCTAAAAAAATGCAAAAGCTTGATGCAAAGTATAGTAAATTAAGAAGGGTATTTCTTGATGAATATCCTTTGTGTCAGGCAGCTTTGCCACGTTGTACTAGTAGATCAACAGAAGTACACCACAAAAAGGGTAGAGGTATATATCATAATGATGTAAGTACCTGGCTATCAGTATGTAGAAATTGTCACAATTGGATTGAACTTAATCCAATAGAGGCAGAAGAATTAGGATTTTCAATTAAAAGAATATGATAAAATTATTAAAATATCTAGCAGATAATTTACAAAAAGAAGATTTATATGATCTTGCAATGTTTCTATCAAATAACCCTGATGTTATAGATCAAGAAACACTATTACACATAATAAATGATGTTAATGACTTTGAAATGGAGTCATTACCAGAAGAATTAACTTCTAAATTTGATCAAATTCAAGAACATTTTAGAGAAATGGATCAACATGAAGAGTTACATAAAATATTAAAAGATAATAATATAGGTTTAAATTAGTATGAAAACATTTGCAATTATGATACTTATAATGTTATTATTTATAAGCCAAGCAATAATAAATAAAATATGGAAGTGAAAGAAGTTACAAGGGATAAAGTACAACAAGATGCTTTAGATGTAGCAGTAAATAATAATAGAGCAACGCTCGGTATATCTATGGGTGTTGGTAAAACAAGAATTGCTATACAACATCTAATGAAACTATATGATCCTTTTATAAGAGTATTAGTTGTAGTTCCAAAGTGGTCTGTAAAAGATTCTTGGGAAGATGAACTACAAAAGATGGGTAATCTTAAACTTATACATCATATAGAATTTTCAACATATTTATCACTAAATAAACTTAATCCAAAAAATTATGATATAGTTTATTTAGATGAATGTCACAGTTTATTAGAGACACATGAAACATTTCTTTCTGAATTTTCAGGTAGAATACTAGGTTTAACTGGTACACCACCTAAATCTGGTGAGAAGTTTAAAATGGTTAATAAGTATTGTCCTGTTAAATACACGTTTAGTGTAGATGATGCAACAGATAATAGTATACTTAATGACTATCAGATTATAGTACATGAGCTAGAATTATCTAAAGTAAAGAATGTTAAGAAGTCTACAAAAGACGGAAGAACATGGTATACTTCAGAACTAGCTGATTATCAGTACTATACGGGTGCGTTGGGAGATGCACAGACACCAAAACAAAGACAATTTTTATCTATAATGCGTATGAAAGCTATGATGGATTATCCTACTAAAGAATCATATGCAAAAGGTTTGATTAGAAACATAGCTGATCAATGTATTGTCTTTGCTAATACACAAGCACAAGCTGATAGAATGTGTAAACATAGTTATCATTCTAAAAACACTGCATCGGAGGATAACTTACAGTTATTTAGTGATGGCAGAATAGATAAACTATCTTGTGTATTACAGTTGAATGAGGGTGTTACTATACCTAATTTAAAACAAGGTATAATTATGCATGCATATGGCAATGAGCGTAAGTCTGCACAAAGAATAGGACGTTTATTACGTCTTAATCCTAACCAGACTGCTACTTGCCATATACTGTGCTATAAAAATAGTCAAGATGTTAAGTGGGTCAATGCAGCACTAGCTACATTTGATTCAGATAAAGTTAAATATTTTAATCCACTAGAAAAATGATAGTAAATATATTAGAATGGGCAGGAGTTTTTATATTGTTAGGAGCTTCTTTTGCCGCAGGTATGTACATTACAACACAAATAGGATCATGGATAGACAAGAAAACCAAGAAATAATTTGTTGTTTATGTAATAAAAAGTTTACAGGTTATGGACATAATCCGTTGCCGCTATATAATTCAGAAGGAAGAGCTTGTTCTACATGTAATATGTTAAAAGTTATTCCTGCAAGATTAATATTAAAAGATCATAGAAATGGGAAAAATGAAAAACATTTACATTCAGATGAAGAATGAAAAATGGGAGGGTACTCCTGAAGAATATTTAAAAAAAATAATAAAAGAAAAAGAGTATAAAAATGAAGTTGAACACTTATACAAAGACAATAAATGATTGGGATCTAGAAATAGAATATAAATATATACAAGCTGAACCAGCTACACATGATTATCCTGGCACAGGATCTTCTATTGAAGTTACAGGAGTATACTTATGGAATGATGAAGTCAATATAGTAACAGATGAACAAGTTGATATGGCTGATTTTTTCTATGAACTATGTCCAGAGGCAATGTATGAGTTAGAAAAAGAAATAGTAGAACATTATGAAAACAGGTAATGAAAATTTTTATGACCAAAGAGCTAAAGATGCTTTTATATTTTTGTTAATAATATTAGCAATAACAGCTTACAAGGTCTTTGTTTAAATAAATTAATATGAATAGATTTGAAGTTAAAGTATTAGTATTTATAATAATATTTTTAATAATTAATATGTTAAGATGAAAAATAATTTCTTTTCAATATTAAAAAAAGTGGATGGAGAACTTATTCACACTATAAAAGCTAAAGGTACACTCTATAACAATTGGGTTAAAGAGTTACCTGAAGGTACAAAAGTAGAAATATTTGTTAGTGTATCTGGAGAAGATGGTACTAATGCACAACTTGCAAAGGTACATGCTATGATAAGAGAAGTGGCCAATGAAGTTGGTCATACATTTCAAGAGATGAAACTTGAAGTTAAAAGAAAAACAGGATTATGTTTTGTTAGAGATAAACAAGAGTATTGTAAATCATTTAAGGACTGTAGTAAACAAGAATTAAACTTAGTTATACAGTCCTTAATTGAAATGGGGGATTTTGCGGGGGTTAATCTACGTTAGATTTCCTTTCATTATTTTCTTTAATAAATCCTTCAGGATCCATATCATAAAGTAATGTAGAAAGTTTTTCTTTTACAGGATCGTTACCAACAACAGTTTTCTTTTGATCAGCAGCTTGAAAGTTAATTTCTGATTGTAATGACATTATAGTCCAAACAGCTTTATCTCTTTGAGTAATTTTTTCTGCAGGTATATCTTTAAAATGTATTTTAATTTTACCCATAGTTTCCATTATTTCTTCTGCTGTCATAGGACCCATGATGTAAAATAATACATCTTCAATTGCTTTTCTAAAGCTTCCTGAAATAGGGACATTTATGATAGCTTCATCTGGTATGGTTATAACTGTATCTTTAGGAGCTTTTCCTAATTTAGCAAGTGATTCTATTTTTTGTTCACCACTTAATGGTTTAGATTTTAAGTTCTTTTTTTTAGCCATAATTATAAGATTATATAAACAAAGATACAATAATTTTAGTATCTTTACAAACCTTAAATAAAACAACAATGTTTAAAGAAGATATTTTAAAAATGACAAATGAGATTCAACAGTTTAAAAACTCTTTTGAATCAAAGTACGGTAAAAATATTAGTATATTAGTTAGTGAAAAATCACAACTGCTTTTCAATATAAAGCAATGGGAAGATGAGGTAGATGCAATGAAACAAGCTCATCAAGATAAAACTATTGAAATAGTAGAAAGACTAGTCTTAAGTACAATGCGTACATTATATCCAGAATTTAAAGGTTGGAGATCTTTAGGTAAAGAATGTAGAAAAAGAGAGTTTG